GTGGTGGTCATAATGTATCATTATCCTATGGACTAAATACTGTAGATAATGTATCTAGTTTAAATCAAGGTGATTATGACTTTACATTGACTATATATCTTTTACAGAAAGCATATAAAGCTATTCATATAGGTTGTGATTTTATTGTTGGTAATTCCTTTACTGATATTGATGGTATTATGGATACACTAAAGTCTTTTTCTAAGGATGCATTTAGTTTAGAGACGGTTCATTTGTATAACATGATGGCATTACATAATTTCTTCTTAAAATTTATAAAGGATGAAGATATTAATGGTATGGGTAGCGTAGTTGATATGACTACTAATCATCATGTATATCGGTTTAAAGATGCTGAATATGGTTCTTTTGGTGTAGATTATATACCTTATACTTTAGGTGGTTATAAAAAAGACTTGTTTGTTTTCATATACTTTGAATTTGATAAGATGTATTTCTATTATGATGTACTCAAAAAAGAATATGTATTTGAGAAGAATAATAGACTGATTAAGGTTTCAGACTCAGATAAGATTATCAAGGATTTAAAGTTTATTCTAAAAAGAATTGATGAGATTGCAAGTGTTACATGTGATTCTTATGATAATACTTTCTTAGATACTGTAGACGATATGTTTAAGATAATACGTAGTGTTTTACTATAACATTAATAGTGTATGATGTGATGTCATACACTATTTTTATTTTTTGAAAAAATTTTTAATTTAGGGGTTTACAAAAAAATATAGACGTGGTAATATTAAATCACAAGGAAGGTTACAAAACTTTACATCACCTTTTAGGGTAGGTGGTGATAATTTTTACACACGCATCTTGTAGCCTTTCTTGTAACATTGTAGTTTTCAATAAAAAGGAGATTTATTATGAAAAAGAAAACTTTGTTGACCGCTTTGGTTATGGGTTCTATGTTGTATGGTAGTGTAGTTTCTGCCGCCACTATTGTAAGTGGTACAGATAATATTGTTGCTCCTACATCAACTTCTACATTTGTAACTGGTTACAAAAATAATGTGGATGTACGTGATTCTCTTGTAGGTGGTACAATGAATACTGTACGAGGTAATGTTGATAACTCTGGTGCTAATCTTGTTGTTGGTTCTGAAAACAACGTAAAAGCATCAAGTTCTATTGTTAGTGGGTGGAAAAACAAATTAGAAGGCAACAATGCCTTTGTTGGTGGTATTGAAGCTGAGGCAAAAGGTGATAATACTTTTGCATTTGGTTTAAAAGCTAAGGCTATTGGAGAAGGTAACGTAGCTATTGGAAAATATTCAAATGCTACAGGGCAAGATTCTATGGCTTTAGGTCGTGATTCTGTTGCTAGTGCTACAAATACTAATGCATTAGGTCAAAATGCTGTTGCAAGTGGTGAAAACGCATCTGCTATTGGTCATGGTGCTGAGTCTAAGGGACGTAATTCAAATGCTTTAGGTTCTAGTGCTAATGCATCTGCAGATTTTTCCACAGCAGTAGGTAATAGTGCTAAGGCAAAAGGTGTATCTAGCACAGCTACAGGCTTTAATGCTTTGGCAGAAGGCAACTTCTCTACTGCATATGGTAATGATGCACAAGCAAAAGGGAATCGTTCTGTAGCAGTTGGTTACAATGCTAAAGCTGGTGAAAGTTCTGTAGCAGTTGGTAATAACGCTAAGGCTTGTGGTACAAATGCTGTAGCTAATGGTGCTGGTAACAATGTATGTGGCAATAAGTCTGGTGCATTTGGTATTGGTAACGATGTAAAACAAAACAATACATATGTAGTAGGCAACAATGTAACTACTACACAAGCTAATAGTGTAGTACTTGGCAATGATTCTACTGATAGGGTGGCTACAACTGAGGCTAGTGCTAAGGTTGGTTCTGTAACATATGGTAACTTTGCTGGTCAAGGTTCTAAAGTTAATGGTGTTGTAAGTGTTGGTTCTGTTAATAAAGAACGTCAACTTATTAATGTAGCGTCTGGTAATGTAAGTGCTACGTCTACAGATGCTGTTAACGGTAGTCAACTATATTCTGTTGCTAATGTTCTTGGCAATAAAGTAGCGAAAAATGAAGCTAACATTCGTTTATTGGCTAATGGTTTAGGTGAGTTAGGTGGGATTGTAAATGACCACGATACTCAAATTGAAGCTAATAAAGTAGAAGCTAAAAAACACACTACTGTAAAAGCAGGTTCTAATGTAGATATTACTTCTACATTAAATGAAAATGGTGGTGCAGAATATACTGTTTCTGTAAATCGTTTACATATGGGCGATGTTGCTATTGATGAAAATGGTTTAAATAATGGTGGTAATCGCATCACTAATGTTGCGAATGGTGTACAAGCAAAAGATGCTGTGAATGTATCTCAACTTAATCGTGTAGATGCTAAGGCAGATTTGAATACTGCACATATCAACTTAGTAGAAAATAACGTAAATGCTAACACAGCAAATATTGCTCATATTGATGATAAAGTAGATGGGTTGCGTACTTCTATGGATACACGCTTTAATAAAGTAGATTCTGATATTGCAAAAGTAGGTGCTAACTCTGCCGCTTTAAGTGCATTGCATCCTCTATCTTTCAATGCTAATGAAAAAGTAGAATATGCCGTAGGTTACGGTAACTATAAGGGTGAAAATGCTGTTGCAGTAGGTGTGTTCGCACATCCTAATGAAAACACATTATTCTCCTTAGGTGCTACATTTGGTGGTGGTAGCAACATGGTAAATGCTGGTGCTACATTCCGATTTGGTCATGTTAATAAACAAGTTACAAATGTAAATACTGCTGTAGCTAAAGATGTTCAAGACTTGACTAAGAAATATGAAGCTTTGGCTAAAAAATATGATAATCTTCTAAAACGTCTAGGTATGGAAGATGAATCTGTAGAAGTAAATACAGCAGAAGTAGAAAAAGCACAACGATTTGTAATTAATCGTGTTGATGGTGAAGATAATGACGCTTATAAAACTGAGCGTGTATCTGTAAATACTCAAAGCGAAGAATTCACATATCGTGATGCTTATGGAACTGAAATGAAATAATATTTCATATAGGGCAAGAGAGCAGATATAGATTATCTGCTCTCTTTTTTGTTTTTAATTACATAACTTTACAATTATAGGTATTTATGGTATATTCTATGTAAGACTAAATATAGTAATTTTATTGTGAGGTGGTTGCTTTGAATATATCAAATAATCGTAAAGCTATTGTTTGTGATGTTAAAGATGTTAAGGATATTTCTACAAGTATGTGTGAGGTATCAGTTGTTGGATTAGATAGATTATTTTTAATACCTAAATGGTGGTTACGTGTATCTAATAAGTTAGTGATATGTTTAAAAGGGTTTAGGTTTAAAGATAAGGCTCTAGGGAGTGAATATCTTACTATTCCTTATAATATGTTATCCTACATCACTTCTAGTCGTTATGTAGGTAATACAAATGTAATAAATATATTATCTAAAACAACTACATATGATATCATGAAGATATTAAACATGGATTATGTAGCTAATTGCAATACTATAGAGGAGAATAAATGTTAAGTCAGGAATTAAGACCTAAGACATTAGATGATATGGCTGGTCAAGAAGAGGCTAAAAAACTATTAAAAGCTATTATAAAGAACCCTGAGAATGCACCTAAGGTATTATTATTTTGTGGTAGTTTTGGTACTGGTAAATGCGTTGTTGGTGATACTAGGGTACATACAAGTGATGGGTATAAAAGAATTGATTCGTTAATAGATGCACCAAAGTATGATGAAGAAGGTTTCATGGATATCTCTTCTAATCATTTAAGAGTTGTTGGTAGCGAAGCGACTCATTATTACTATGGTGGTAAAAAGAAAGTAATAGAGATTAGTTCTGGTCGTTTTAAGATTACTGGTACTTATAATCATAGAGTTCAAGTATATGGTGGTCGTAATGGTTTACAGTGGAAAAAGCTAAGTGAAATTACGACAGATGATTATGTTGCTATTCCATTAAATCACGATATCTTATTTAATAATAAATCTAAGACATATGATTTCATGAAAGATGATATCTCTGAAAGAAATAAGGGTTACTTATTAGGTACTTTCTTTTGTAACTTGTTGGAAAGTGGATATAAAGGAGATGATTCTTTTGATAGTTTCATTTTCGTTCATCATAGTGATGATGGTTTTATGGGTAACTTAAAAGATGAATATTATAATAAAGTGTTAGGTAGCAACGTGGAATTCTCTAAAGGAATAAATAGATACATGAGAGATTATTTTGGTAATTCTTGTGATGTCCCTGAATTTGTATTCTCTTCTAATAGAGATTTTATTTGTGGTTTCTTAACACCTATATGTGAGTTTTATCTTAAAGGGTTTTATCAGTTTGGTAATTTTAGTGAAAAAGTAGCAAGGGATTTACAACAGTTATTTTATTTATTGGGTATTATTACAAATATTAAAGTTACGAATGGAGTGCCTAGTTATTTAGACGTTCAAGATGTTCTTAGTCGTCAGAGATTGGTTGATAATTTACTAAGAGATTCCTTTGGTCTTAAATTTATTTTAGGTAGTTCTGTTAATTATAAGAGTATTAAATTAAAAATACCTAATAATAATTACACAAGAAGTGTTGCTAGGAGAATATATCAATTAATTAAAGAAAATCATAACTTAGATACTATGCTTTTATCTCATTTTATGAATATTAGGTGTAATGATTGTAGGTTTATCACTAATCGTAGAACTAAGTCAATTCTTATAGATTCTTATCATAATATAGTAAGTCTTGCTAATGATGTTGGTGTAGACATTAGTAAAGATGAGATGGTACAGAAATTTAATTCTTTATTAGATGATTATATGTTTGTACGAGTTTCTTCTAAAAAGGAATTATACAATAAGTATGATGTGTATGATTTAACTGTAGCTGATACTCATGCTTTTACAGCGAATGGGTTAATTAATCACAACACCACTTCATCACGTATTGTTGGTAGGGAATTAAATAATATTAAAGATGAAAACTATGATTTATTGAATTCACCTTTTTATTATGAATTTGATTCTACTATTGTTGGTAATGTGGAAGAGATACGTAAGTTGCGTGATGTATTTACGGTTTCTTATGGTGATTATTGGAGAGTTGTCGTTCTTGACGAAGTCCATACAGTTTCTTCTTCGGCTCAGGCAGCAATGCTTAAAATGTTTGAAGAGACTAAGGGTAGAACTATTTATATTCTAGCGACTACAGACCCTCAAAAATTATTACCTACGATTCGTAGTAGAGCATTGGAGATTAATTTCAATGATGTCCCTGTAGAAGCTATAGTAGATAATTTAACAAAGGTATCAGAAGAGAAGAATCTAAATCTTTCAGAAGATATTAAGTTGTTAATAGCTGATAGGTCTGGAGGACATATGCGTAATGCACATATGTTACTTGATAAATATATCTTATTAGGGGAAGAAGATTTCAAGGATAGTATTAAATCTTCTATCACATTATTCTGTGATTACTTAATCGCTACATATAAGAATGATAAGGATACTGTATTGTCTACTATCAATGATTTATTGAGTATTCCTAAAGATAATCTGCAGTCTGATTGGTCTATAGTCATGACTGAAAGTTTAAGGTCATTCTGTGGTTTTGATTGTAGGCATGCTGATATTAAGAGATTAGTAGATACATATGGTAGTGATTTCAATATTATTGCTCAATGTTATATGTCTACATGGGTTAAGAATATGTTTATAGATGTACCGTATACACAAGCTACATTACTGAATATGTATAAGGTAGTACAGGGTGCATTAGAGAAGAAACGTACACAAAGTGGTGTTGGTTCTGTTCAATCTATAGCAAGTAAATATGGTAGACCTGTTAGATAATAAAGTTTAGTAAATTTTTGTAATTAGCACTTGCATATCTTTAATGTATGTGTTAATATATAGTCAAGGGTTAGATATTACATCATAAAGCTTAACCTAACAACAGTAATAATTGAGTGTAAGTCTTTCAAGAACTCCTTATTTCAACTTGTAGTATCTAACCATTATTTTTAAATTAAATAATCAATAGTATATAGGCTCAGACAGCAATAATACTTTTAATCTTTCCAGGAAACAAGATACAAAGTGAGTCTAGAAGTACTTGATTATTATTAATATTATATTTTTAAGGCTCATACAGCAATAATTATCTTTTTATGCTTTGAAGAATAAAGAATTGAGTCTTGTGAAAAATATAGTGATAACTTTATATAAATAGAGATATAATTATAAGGCTCAAACAGCAATATTATCTTTTATTATATGTTTGGAAATATGAAGAGTGAGTCTTGTTCATAATTTAATCTCCTTTTAAATTAAAGTAGACGCATACAGCTATTAAAAAATCTATGGTTAAAGAGAAGAAATAATGTATATGGTATACTCGTATATCGTATAAAAGAATTCACCTCTTGTACTCAGTATGGCTACATCACAATTTTATCACAAGGATTTTAATGACTTGCGTCTAGTATATAAAAGTCGTTTTTATTTTTATGATAATCTTAGCATATAATGACATTAGTGGTGTAGTTGAGTACAAGAGGTGTTTTTTGTTATGTCTGAAGTAGATATAGAAGAGGTAGAGTATTCTTTAGATGATTTGATGGAGAATACTAAAGTAGGTTTTGAAGATGCTTTAGATAATATAAGCACATGTATCTTTAAGAAAGATTTTGAAAGTGTATTAAGATTGCCTGAGGGTTTCATTATTGATGGTTTAACCTATAATGAAATGTATAATAAGTTATTAGGGTATTATTCTTTTCAATTAACTGTCTTAGAAGATGCTTATAATGGTGATAAGGGTTTAAGAAAATTTCTTAAAGAATCACAAAGTCTTTATGAAAAATATTCTAAACTTATTACAGATAGATTATTAGAGGTAGAATTAATTTTACCAAGTTACGTTCATTAATAAAAAGGAGATTTATTATGGATTTCATGACATTATTATCAAAAAATGAGAAAACAACAACTACTAATGGTGCAATTTCTTATAAAACTTCTGGTAGTGCATTGGTTGATTTAAACAACTCAGTACCTAAGTTACGTAAAAGTGCTATTAATTATTTATCAACAGGGGATTTACGAGAATTAGATACTATCTATTCTTTGTTTAAAAAATCTGCTCATGAAAGTGTTAATTACACTTTGAAGTGGTTAATGTATCTACGTGATATTAATCAAGGTATGGGTGAGCGTTCTTCTTATCGTTTAATCTTGTTACAGATTGCTAACAATATCCCTGATTTAATTTTCTCTTTACTTAATACTGGTAAACTTGAGAAATTAGGTAGATTTGATGACCTTATCTTTGTATGGGATAAAACAACAAACGATGATTCTAAGAAGTTTATTCTTGCTTATTTAAAAACACAATTAGGTCAAGACGTAGTGTATCATAGAAATGGTGAGAGTGTATCTCTTTTGGCTAAGTGGATGCCATCTGAAAACACTTCTTCTAGAAAGACTTGTAAACTTGCGACTCGTTTGAGAAAAGCATTAAAGATTTCTACTAAAGATTATCGTAAAATTTTAACTGCTTTACGTAAAAACATTGACGTTGTTGAATGCAAAATGTCTAATAATGCATGGAGTGAGATTGATTATCCTCATGTAACTTCTAAGGCTAACTTGATATATCGTAATGCATTCTTAAAGCATGATGGTGAAAGACGTACAGAATATTTAGAATCATTGTCTAAAGGTGAGACTAAGATTAATGCTAATAAAATGTTCTTGTATGATATCGTGAATAAGTATGAAGCACATCGTTATGGTTACAAAGAAGGGGTAGATGATACTCTAGAGGCATTGTGGAATGCACAAGATGTTCCTAAATCTTATAATGATATCTTAGTTGTACGTGATGGCAGTGGTTCTATGATGTGTAGTGCGTTTGGTACTAATGTGACTGTATTGGATATTGCGGATTCTTTAACTGTATACACAGCACAACATAATAAATCAGAAGCTTTCAAGAATAAGTTTATTACATTTAGTAGTCATCCTGAAATTGTTGACTTGAGTGATTGTGATACATTATTTTCTAAGTTAGAAAAGTTAGGTGAATATAATGATTACACTACAACAAATGTTGAAAGTGTATTCAACTTAATTTTAGATACAGCTGTTAAGAATAATCTTAAACAAGAAGAATTACCTAGTACAGTTCTTGTCGTATCTGATATGCAATTTAATGGTGCTATGAGGGCAGATTCAGAAGATATTACATTGTTTGAAGGCATTGCTAATAAATTCAAGGCTCATGGGTACTCATTACCTAAGATGGTATTTTGGAATGTGAATGATTACAATGATACAATTCCTTTACAAAAGAATGCTAATGGGTTAGTACTTATGAGTGGTTTCTCTAAGAATAATATCGATATGATTTTGCAAGATAATCTTGACCCATTGGAAGTTTTAAAGGCTGAGTTAGATGCTAAATATGGTTTCATTGATTCTATTATTAGCAAGTAGTAATAATTACATATAAATAATATTGAAAAGTGTAGGTATTTAATTTTAATATCTACACTTTTGTGTTATAATATGGTAGAGTAGTGACATTTTCTGTTTAACAATCTAGATTTAAAATTATGGGGTATTAATTAAATGGCTTTACAACTTTATGAAGACGATTTGTTAAATGAAGAGGTGCTTTCTACTAAACTAATAACTTTAGCAGAGATTATTGTTAGAAAGCATTTCTATGCCAGTAGAGAAGATAAAGAAGATTTAGTTTCTATTGGTGTACTAAAAGCTGTGAGAATGATTCATAGTGACAATTTTAGAAGAGATAAAGGGAATTTATGTACATTCTTGTATACTGGTATGCGGAATGACATGCACAACTTCTTGTATCATAAGAATAAGTTTGATACTGTTGATTTTGACACAACTTTCGATGATGGTGGCAGTTTAGATTACTATTTTGAAGATGAAGTAGCAACTGTAGATTATAGCTTAGTGCATTTAATTTGTATGAAGTTTAAATGTTTTGGGGATGGCTTAGAAGATAAAGTTATTTCAAAATTAAAATCATATGGGTTTACTTTTGATGGGTATATTACTCATAAGAAAGACGGTACTTTGAAATGCAATGAAGATATGGTAAATCGTGTAGTAGGTTTACTATTTTGGGAGATGCGACAACGAGAGTTGAGTTCATTATTTAAGGATGGTGTGATATGAGTTCTTATGGTTCTATTTCTACAATTACTATGAGCGATGAAGAGAAAGATTTGTATGCTGAATACTTGAGTGTTTCTATTGGTAATCCTGTATTAGAGTTTGTTAAATATATGTTGGGTGATGACTATTTAAAGTTTATTGATATTTGTAGTGGTACAAATTTTAATATTCCTAGCAATAAGGCTTTAGAGCGTGGCATTATTAATGTAAAGATTTATTCTTATGTTAAGAGATGGAATTTTTCTAATGCATCTATTGTGAATGCTGGGAATATTTATAAGAAAACGGAGTTAGCGACCAAACGTATTGTATTGTCAGTTGCTAATGCCCTAGGCACAAAAGATACTTTAGATGGTGATGCACTTGTAAATTTTGTAAATAACATTGAACCTTTTGCTTTGAAGAAGAGTACTAATAATACTGATTCAGAAGATACAGAAGGTGTTAATGATATTGATATAGTAAATGATAGTTCTGAGGATATTACAGAAGAAGTTTCAGAAGATAAAGAGTAGGTAAGTTTGTTAAAATATGGAATCTCCTATTGATAATAATGATTTAATCTCTATTTTATCACAATGTGATAAAGATGAAGAGGTTACAGATACTAAAGATAGTCAACAAGAGAGTACAGATATTGATAGTAGTGGAGAAGATAGTTCTGATAAAGGGACTGTTTTAAATTCAATGACTTCAGCAATGGACGTATTAGATGCTGAGGAAAAGAGTCATACTACAATTACTGGTAGTGGTGATGTAAATCAAGATTTAGAGAATTGGATTGATGGTAAGGATTTAGCACCATCAGATGACTTAAATCGCTATGTAAGTGCAACAGATGTAAAGTTTAAATATGGGTTAACTCATAATACACTAACTAATTTTACATTGATGTCACAATTACAAAAGTTCTTAGATGTTTCTAATGAAATTTTATTTAGTGAGTCGGAAGCGATGAATCTTCCTCCTGATGAGTTAGAGAGTCGTGTACGTATGGCTTTTACAATGTATGCTGAATTATCAAGGATTAATCAACGTACTGCAATAGCTTTAGAAGAGCAACGTAGGAAATATAATGATGGTTCTACAGATATTGATAAGTTAGCATTGTTATTGGCATCTGTTCCTAGTGATAAACTAAAAGAAATTTTATATGCGATTACAAAGTCAAAGGGTTAATATATGGGTAGTGCTAGATTAGAAGATTTATTAGGCGATTCTAGTTCTTATACTGCCATGACTGATAGGGAAAAAGACTACTTTGTAAAACTTCTACAAGAAGAGATGCATCGTAGGGAAGATAGTGGTAGAGTTGAGCAGATTAGGGATATAGTTAGGATTGAGGATTGGATTAATTCTGATTACTATGTAGGTTCTGACCAGAAGAGTATATACCCTTATTGGAAAGATTTTATCGTAGATATCTTCAGAGATACTAGAAAAGATGATGAGAAGATTAATTCCGTCATACTCTCGGGGTCAATAGGTATAGGTAAATCAACCGTTGCGGAATTAATCATGATGCGTAAGATGTATGAGTTATCGTGTTTTAGAAATATCAATGCTATGTTTAACTTAATGTCAAAAACTAATATTATGTTCTTGTATTTCTCTGTTAATCAGAAACAGGCAGAACGTACTGGTTTTGGTGAGTATAGGGCATTAATTGATAATTCTCCTTATTTCTGTGAAAACTTTCGGAGGAATCCTAGGCTTAATTCTTTATTAGTATTCCCTGAGGGTATTTCTTATGCATATGGTTCAAGTGCTAATGATAGTATTGGTATGAGTGTTATATGTTCTATGCTCGATGAGGCTAACTTTTTAGGTGGTGGTGGTCCGTCTAAGGATAGTGAGAAAGCTACAGATTTATATGCTAATATTGTGAATAGGTCAAATTCACGTTTTATCATAGATGGTGGTGTCAATCACTCATTAAATATATTGGTATCATCTGCTACGTATGAAAACTCAGCTACTGAACGTCAGATTAGATTATCTAGAAATGACCCACATACAATCGTTGCCGCTCCTGCTCAATGGGATGT